GTATCGATATTACCATCACGGAACATCACTTCGCCAGTTGCATCCGCAGGCGCCTCATCCCCACCACCCCACGGCACGAAGCCGGCGGCTATGGCCTTGTAGGCAAAATGGTCAGCGGGGAGGCGGATGTAATCAATGGCAGGCCACGACCCAGCCTCAACATATTTTGATGGCGGAACTCCATCATTACGGAAACCTTCTCCGCAATTGGACCACTGATAAACTGCATCGTCGGCAAGCCAAGCTGGCGGACTGTCACCCGCTTCAATCGGATCACCCCAAACGATATCAGTCATAAATCCTCCTATGCGTTACCCCGCCCATATCCCACGATGCCCGCCGCCCGTCAAGCGGAATCGATAAGGGGTTAGTGCAACCCTTATTGCATGGTTCAATTTTGCCAGTTGACGCTACGGAATTTGTCAGTCTTACCCTTATACACCTTAATGAAGAGGTATATATCCTATTCTCTTTTGTTCTCCCCCTACGCGAGGCCCTAGGGGGTATGGCATACCGCCTGCAAAAAGCAAAAAGGGCGAAAAGGTCACTAAGCCCCTCGCCCTAGCCGCCAAGCCGTTTCCGCGCTAGCATGGGCACCATGGCCTACATCAAGCCCACCCCCGAAACGCTAAAGATGCGCCTGGCCGAGTTCGCGGACGTGCCGGATGCCACCGTGCAGTACTGGCTTACGGATGCGGAGCGATCGGTCGATGAAACTTGGATCGAGGTCGATTACCCCGTCGCCCTGATTCTGGCGGCTGCGGACGGTATGGCGCGGGCGGGCATCGGGGCAAGCGCGGGCGATAGCGACATTCCCACGGGCGTGACCAGCCTGCGGTCGGGCAATCTGTCGATCACGCGCACGGCGGAAAGCGCCTCCGAGGGCTATGCGGGCGACTACACGGGCACCAAGTATGGCCGGCAGTTCTTGGCCCTGTTGCGGGCCAATAAGGGCGGTATGCGCGTGACGGGCGCGGGGGTTGCGCCGTACGAGGGTTTCGGGTATCTAAGCGGCTTGCATCCGAGTTGGTAGGAGGTGGGTTGTGGAAACGCGAATGGTAATGTCAGCGCAAAAGGCTGCTTCTATGGCTCGGGGCTGGCTATTTCTTAGCAAGCCCCATCATCATATTCTCAATCGCTATGATTGGCCGCGTCCTGATCGTATCCGGATTAAAGGCAAGGGCTTCTAATGAGCCTGCTTGACGGCGGAATCCAGTCGATCTTCGCCAAGGCGTTTGCGGGCATCTATCTGCCCGCGACGCTCTACAAGCGCGAACTGACCGATGACGGCGAAGGAGGGTTCACCTACGCCGATACGCAGCATGATTGTCGCGCACAGGTGGATTCGGCCACGGAGGCCATGCGGGCCGCGCCGGGGTTCACCGATACCGATCAGGCGATTTACGTGCTTAGCGGAACGCTCGACGTAGAGCCGAGCACGAACGACGAAATTCAGACGGCGCGCGGACGGTTCGCAATTGCCAGCGTGATTAGCGATCCGGCTGCTTCGTACTGGTTGTGTAGGGGGCAGCGGGCATGACTGTTCAGGAAGAAGCCAGGCGGATCATGGAGCGGTTCGTTGACGATAACGGTGGTGGCGGCGTGATTGTCGAAATGGCGGACCACTACAAATGGATTGCGCCGGATGGGCGAGAGGCGCGGATCGGGTGGCAGCGTGCCTAAGATCAGCGGCACGCAAACGCATACCGCCCGCTTGCGGGATGGTGCGGGCCCCAGGGCACGGCAGATATTGGGCGCCTACTTGTTCAGCGCAGCGCAGGACGTGGCGGTGGATGCACAGGTCAGCATTACCGATGGCGCGGTTAGTGGCGCTGGCCACGTGCCCAGCGTTGCGCCGAACCCCCCGAACAACGATACGGGCGTGTTGGCGAACAATATTGAGGCAACGCAGGGCGACAGCCAGGGCAACGCCAATCAGGTGGCGGCAACGGTTAGCAGCAATGCACCATATGGCGCTGTTCACGAACTAGGCGGCTCCAAGCTGCCCGCCCGCCCATACCTAGTGCCCGCGCTCGCCAAGAACCGCGACAACATCGCGCGCAAGGTAGCGGCCGGCGTCAACAAGGCGAATAGAACCGATGGCTAAATATGTTCGCTTTATCCGAAATGTGGATTATAGGCACAAGTCGCGCGCCGTAACTGCATACAAGGCGGGTACGATTGTCTATGTTCCAGATCATATCGCATCTAAACTGCCGGTGGATGATTATGAGATCGTGCAAAAGCCCAACGGCAAGCCGACTGATACAGGCGATAACGATAGGCGGCGAGCGTTCCTGAATGACTGACCTGACGCTAGCCGTTCGCAAGGAACTGGTGAAGGCCATGCGGGCTAATGCCGCGCTTACGGCGCTGGTATCAGCTACGCGCGTGTATGGCGTGGAAAGCCCCGCAACGCCCGTGTGGCCGTTTATTCGCTACGGCTTTCCTACTGCCGTGCCGAACCGAGGAACGTGCCTGGATGGGCGAGACGTGACGGTGGCGATCCATGCGTTCGCTAAAGGTCCCGGCGAGGATGCCGCCAGCGCAATCGGGTGGGCGGTGGAGCAGGCCATTGACGGCCTGCACTTTTCGCTTGACGGCTATTCCATCGATGTGCAAGTGACGGGTGCGCAGATCATTCGCGATACGGATGAGGCTAGCGCGTATCACTGGTTTTGCAACGTGCGTGCGCAGGTTGCGGCTTAGGAGGATGGCCGATGTATATTTATAACATTCCCAACGAACTTGATCGGGACGGCGAACTAGCCGTGGGAGCAGGTGAAGACGAAACGATTTATATCAAAGAAAGCGATTTGCTCGCTATTGCGAGTGCGTTTGGTTACGGGCTTTATAAGCCTCCGATCACCAAGTAACCCTCGCGCTACACGCGCGCTCATGCCCATGCTATGATCCCGTGTAGTGGCCGCTATGGCCTTAGCACGGGATTTTAGCTGGCCATGTACCCCAACCGAGTAAAGCCACGTTTTATCGTTATCGAGATGGGCAATGGCGCCAATCCCGAGGTGTTCTCGCCGCTGTGCGGCATCAAAACCGCCGGCATGACGGCGCAGCTTAACACCAACGACGACTTCGAAGTGGATTGCGCCGATCCCGAGGCGGTGCCCGTTCGCTTTGTCATTCCGACCGGGCGGCAGTGGGATATGTCGGGCTCTGGCGTTGCCAACCTCGACAACCTTGAGGCGATCTTTGCCGCCCAGGGCGTGACCAAGAACTATCGATACAGCATTGGCAAGGCTGCTAGCCAGACGGGCAACGAGTATTATCTCGCCGGCCCCGCCGTCCTGACTAACGTACAGATTGGCGGCTCGGAAGATAACTTCGCGTCGATCGACCTGACGTTCGTTAGCGATGGCGAGTGGGAGTTGGTGGAGGCGTAAAGCGTGGCCGCCGACGTGCTACAAGTCGAGTTCGCCGATGGGGTGTACAACTTCAAGTTGACACTTCACGGCATCAAGGAAATTCAGGACAAGTGCGGGTGCGGGATCGGCGCGGTATGGAAGCGCCTCCACGCATCCCGCCTGAACTTCATGGGCGAGGACCACGGTCTACCGCAAGAAGCAGAGTGGCGTATCGAGGATATCCTTGAGCCTATCCGGCAGGGCCTAATCGGCGGCGGCGAGGGCGAGGTCGATGGCGAGCCGGTTAAGGTTAACTCGATCCAGGCAAACAAGCTGATCGAACGCTATGTTATGGACCAGCCGCTGCAATCAAGCTGGTCGCTGGCATACATGCTCGTTGCGGGCCTGATCGAAGGTTATGATCCGCCTAAAAAAAAACTGACGCCGCAGGCGGAAGCGACGGATGGTTTGATTACGGAGCCGCAATCGCTTTAGGCTTCGATAAGGGAGTGCCCACGCGCGAGGTGCGGGATATGACCTATTGGGAGTTTACTGCCACAGTCGGGCATATCAACGAGTGGTACGCCACCGATGATGACGAATTCGATACCTCCAAGCCGCCGCCTGCTTCCATGATCGAGGCGTTTAAGGACAAACTGTAATGCCCATCAATGCAGACAGCGTTACGGTTGAACTGATCGCAAAGACGGACGGCTATACGGCCAAGGTCAATCAGGCGGCGGCTTCAACCGAAGCGGCGATGGGGCGGGTTAGCGGATCGATCGGCAAGGCCGAAAACGTCATCAACCTGTCGGCTGCGCGAATTGCCAATGGGCAGCGCAATCTCGGCCGCCAGTTCGCTGACGTAGGCGCGTCGCTATCAAGTGGTTCCAGCCCGTTCGTTGTCCTGGCCCAACAGCTTCCGCAGATTGCCGATGCGCTAACAGACACAGGCGGCAAGGCGGCTCAATTTGCATCCGTTCTCACGGGCCCGGTGGGTGCAGCCGCGCTTGCCGTTGGCTCTATTTTGGCAACTACATTGCTGCCCAAGTTACTAGAGACGGGTGATAGCGTTGATAAGCTTGTTGCCAAGTTGCAAGAGAACGCAGCCAAGGCGCGGCTTTCGGCTGAGGCGCAGTCCATTTTTACGCGCACGCTTGAAGGCGGAGCCCAAGCTAGTGCCGAACTAAACGAGCAGCTTGGCAAGCAGGTTCAAACCGAAATTCAGGCGGCTCAGGCGGCGCTGCGCTCCGCCTCTGCACAACGCGCGGCAAACATTGAGACGCGACAGCGCATCGTATCGCAAATCGCGCTTACGCGGGCGCTGCTTGAACAGGACGTGCAACGCGCTCGGCAGGGTGGTGATCGTGGAGACTTGGCGGCGGGGGCGAGGGAGCGTAACGCGGGTCGCCTTGTGCAACTTCGTAAGGATGAAGCCACCGCCACTAAGGCGGTAGCCGATGCACAGGCAGCGGTTGTTAAGGCATCCATTCCTCTTCTCGATAATCAGGCGGCAGCGGCTAGCGATAAAAGCGCTGCTGCCACACGCCGCCATACTTTGGCGCTTGGTGGATTGCGCGATGCCTATATCAAGGCATCGGCAGCGGCAACCACGAACGCAGAGCGCGAACGTGCGGCCCGCCAATATCGCGAGGGCCGAGCGCGGATCGACACTACACTTGCCAGCGATCAAGATGCGATCCGCGAAAGCAACAAGAAAGGTCCCAAGGGGCCAAGCGCGGAAACACTGGCCAAGCGTGCGGAAGCCGCCCGTGTGCGCGAGGTGCGCGATAACGAGGCGTATCAGCGCGACTTGGAAAGCATCAATGGGCAAATTATTGCCGCCCAGCGCGAGCGTGCAGTTACCGCTGAGGATGCCGCCCGTTTTGAGCGCGAGGCCATTCAGGTCGAGTTTCAAAAGCGCAAGGACGCCATCGCCGCCGATCTCGACGCCAAGAAATACACGGCGGCACAGGCGGCGGAACTGAACGAGCGCAACGAGTACGCCAAGGCGCTGAAGCTGCGTAACGTGGCAGTCAACGAAGATTTGCGCACGCTTCAAGATTTAGCCAAGCAGGATGCCGGTACGATCGGCATTTTGCAAGATCAAGCACAGGCTCAGCTTGCCATCGCTGAAACGCAAGGCGAGCGTAAGCGGCTTGAACTGGAAATCATCAATCTAAAGTATCAGGAAAAGCGTGAGCAGCTAGACTATCTTCGCGCCCAAGCGCAGTTGCGCGGCGATCTGACGGCGCAGAATGCGGCCCAGGATTAGATTGATGCATTGCCCGGATTGCAGGCGGCGGAAAAAGTTGGCGTAGAGCAGCGCAATCGTTCGCGTTACGAGCAGTATCGCCGCAACCTAAGCAGCGCCGATAGCCTCAAAGACGATATCGACGGTGTAAAAATCGATACGCTCGAAAAGATCACCGATGAACTGACTAACGCCACCAAGGCTGCGCTTGGCCTCAAGGGGGCGTTCGGCGATATCGTGGGCGAACTTATCAAGATCGGTATCCAACGGCGGCTTATTGGCCCGTTGGCGGACGGCCTTTTCGGCAAGGCTGACGGTTCCAGCGCCGGCGGGCTTGGTGGATTCCTCAAGTCTTTTACCAGTTTTGCGAGCGGCGGCTCTAAGTCCGGCGGCGCTTCCGGCCTTGTGGATAGCAACCCCGATCGCAACGCATCGCAGGCGCTTAGCGATCTGCTAAAGGGCAGCATATTCGGCCGCGCATCCGGCGGCAATGTGGTGGCGGGCAAAATCTACAAGATCAATGAGTCCGGCCCCGAGCTATTCCAGCCCGCGCAAAGCGGTAAGATTTATCCCACTGGGTCACTAGCGGCTAAGGCGGGTGGCAATCGAGGCAATACAACCGTTGTAAGCGCGCCGCAGTTTAACTTGCGCGGCGCCGTAATCACGGCTGAATTATATCGTGACATGGAATCGATCAGTCGGCGCAATGCCGCGCAGGCTGGCAAGCTGGCGGTGGAGGCCGCCCCTGGTCGCGTCAACAAGTATCAAACCCTCGGCACTTGACGAAATGAAGGTGCGCGAGTAGTCAAATAGCATGCGCGCCCGCCTTCCTCCAAACCCGAGTGCCGGTAGCGGGTTGAATGCCTGTAATGCGCCGTTGGCGTCAACGCTGTGCGGTAGCGCGCTTGTTCATATGTCGCAGTTAATTACGGGAAGTGCCGGCACATGCCTTCTTTTCACGAAGTAATCCTGTTTCGCCTAGAAGCCAACCCGCCCGCTTACCTCTGGAGCGGTGTGGGTGATTTGCCCGTGCCTGCCGATGCCTTGGCCAACGCCACGACGTACAAGGGTGCGGGTGCATTGCTTGACGTGCCGGAAGTCAAGCAACTTATCAACGGCGTGGCCGATCGCATCGAGGTAAGCGTGTCTGGCGTTGATATGCAGACACAACGTTATGCG